TCGGGTTGTGTTGTTGGTTGTGTCCGATGGGACACAATGAGTCAAAAGGGGGAGCATTCAAGGTGAGCACGCAACCGCGGCCGGCCGGCCGTCGGATGACGCTGGAAGAATGCCACGTCGGCCGCGGCAACCTGCCAGTTGCGGCCTACCTTCCGGCCGCGGACACGACCGGCTTTCACTAGTTGTCGCAACCATTGTTCGGTTATGTCGGCCGCGGCCGCGGCCGCGACCAGGCCCGTCCATGTCGTCTCGATCTCGTCGATGCCGGCCTGGTCGATCAGCCGGTCGATGACTTCCGACATAACTTCGTCGGCCGGCCGCATTCCGGGGGCACCGCTCGCCAGATCGTCGTATAACTCGTCGGCCGTCATTCCACGACCGGCCGCGGTAACGTCCAGCCCGCGAATGTAGGTTGCATCCCCTCCCGCGAATGCGGCACGGTGCCGGCCCTTGAACCGACCGCCGTGTTGATCGCCGGACAACTGGCGGAAAGCGTCTCGGCGGAAATCGCCGATACGCTCCAGTTGTTCGGCTTCAATCGCCCGTACCTCACGATACGCCGCCAGCACGGTCGGCCATTCGATGCCCGCGGCCGCTGCTCGTTTTTTGTGTTCGTTCGTGTTCATCGTCTTTCGCTCCCGTGTTGTTGGCATAGTATCCCATCGGTTACTTGACGTCAAGTGCTCCACACAAAAAAACTTTTTTGGCGGGAACGTCGGGCAATCGCAGAGAGTTGTTGCCGACCGGACACTTAGGAAATGAGAATCCGACCATCGACCATCGACCATCGACCATCGACCATCGACGAGCGGCGAGCGGCGAGCGGCGAGCGGCGAGCGGTCCCCAGGTCGTCGACCTGGGCACGGTCGGCCGGTCGTGATGGTCTGCCATCGAAATACTGCCGCGGCCGCGGCGGTCGGCTATCGAAATACTCGCGGGCGATGCCCGGTCGGCTATCGAAATACTCGCCGCCCCCCTAGTGGGGGGCGAACAGCCCCCCACCGCGGTGGGGTCCTTCCAGCCCGCGGCACGCGGGCTGCCCCAGCTACGAACGCCCTGCTACCAGACTCCCTCCCAACGAAAAAAACCGGCCGTAATCACCGCAGCGCGTAGGTGGCAAGCGGCCGTCTGGCACGCAAGATTTCGGGGTTTACGGACAAGTGGACATGGGTACACCAGTGGGAAAATCAGGAGGTTTCCCGCATGGTCGTTCGTCACCCGGAACTCGTGGAAAAGGCCAAAAAGAATGCCGAATACAAGAAGCGATTCAAGCAGCGACTAACTCACGACCCGGAAGCACAAAAGACACATCAGGCCAGCCTTGAGAGGCTTCGTGCCAGAAGATCAGCGGATCCCGCATTCAGGGAACGACGCCGATTGTCGGCGGCCGCAGCAAGGGCAAAGCGCGACCAAGATCAACTTCGCGCCGAGGCCCGGGAGCGGATGCGACTGCTTCGGTTGAATCCGGAAAAACGTGCCGAGCAGGCCGAAGCACGTCGGGCGTGGAGGGCCGATCCATCCAATGCTGCCAAGGTCAAAGAGCAAAAAGAAAGGCAGTTGGAGAAAGACAGGTCTCGTCGCGAATCCGACTCTGAATACCGAGAGAAATGCAATCGGGTAGCTCGAGAGTGGCAAGCCAGGCTCAGGGCTGACCCGCAAACTCGCGCAGTTTTGAATGCCAAGCAGGCAAAGTATCAAAGGCACAGGATGCAAAGCGACCCGGAATACCGCGACCGAGTCCTCGCAGCAAATAAACAATGGAAGAAGTCCAACCCCGAAAAGGCACGCGAGCACAAGCGCAGATGCAGGAAGAAACCGAGGCACAGGGCGATGCAATCCCTTCGGAAGGCCGTTCACCGTGCCACCAAAGAAGGCCAGAAACGATTTCGCTCCAGCAAGTATCTCGGCATCGACCTCCGCGATGCCAAGCAATACATCGAGTCAATGCTGCGTCCAGAATGGACGTGGGACAACCACGGAAAGGCGTGGCAAATCGACCACATCTTTCCGATCGCCAAGGCCAACCTGTCCGATCCTGTTGAGGTGATCGCCGTATGCAACTATCGCAACCTTCGTCCGCTTTCTGTGGCCGAAAACAGAGCCAAGAAAGACAAGGTCACGGTGGAGGCGATGCGTCTGTTTGAGCAGTTGAAGCAGGAGGCGGCTGCAACGCTGGCCGCGGCCCCAGCTCCGGCGTGATTAGGCCGTCTCCGAGGTCGATTTCGGGCAACCCCGCAAGTGAGTCGAACGTCGACGGGCAGATCAGCGGGTCAACGTACACCCGCTGCAGCCGCGGATCGTAGTGGTCGAGCATCATCGTCGCCGCTTCGGTGCCATTCTTGGCGGCGGCGTAAGACGCTGCCGTCCGCCGAAGCCCGTGGAAGCCTCGATACTTCACCCCGGCGGTGCCGCACAACACTTTGAGCGAAGCCCACTGGGAGCGAGTCCGCCGATCCCACGGCCAGACAAGATCCTCCGGCCCGCGACGCTGCTCGGCCATCATCTCCGCAAGCTGCGGGGTGATCGACCGCTCCAAGTCCCTCGTGCTGCCCTTGCGGGTCAACGCGAGGAACAGCAACCGCCGTCGCTCGAGGTCCACCTGGCCCCAACGCAGCGAGGTCAACGCGGTAAATCTTTCGCCGGTGCATAGGGCGGCGTACAGCAACGTCGGCCACCACCATTTCGCTGGCAGCCCGCCGACCTTCCCGATGCGTCGCTTCGCCGTCCGAATCAACTTCCCCACGTCGTCGGCGGTGTACGCACGACCGACCGGAAGTTTCTCCGGCACCTTCACCCGCGGCAGCTCGGGGAAGTCGGCGGTCAGTTTCTTCTTCGCCGCGTAGGTCCAGACGGCGGCGATCATCGTGCGATCCTTCCGCACGCTCGCGGGGCTCGGCGTCCTCCCGGCCCACGCAACTGTCTCGGCACGCCATCGGAGATACCGGGCGACCACCAGGTCGTCGAAGTCCTCGACGGTGGCGGGCCGTCCAAGGTATTTCTCAAACCGATCCCACAGCATCCGGTACAGCACGACCGTCGCTGGCTTCAACTCGCGTAGCAGAGCGTAACGCTCCGTAACTTCTCTCACCGTCATCTTCGACATGGCATCTACCCTCTTGGTGTTAATGCCAAGCAGTCTGCCCAAGGAGTGGACGGTCGTACATTACCCTTCCTAGGTATTCGACTCCCCTCGCCTCCACTAGAAACCTTGCCAGGCACTTCGACTCTACGGGAGTGCCGGGCGGGGTTCCAGTTTTGACGTTTTTGACTGTCGCAACGGGGTATGTACGATAGGAAACATGGTCATGGCGAACTCCCACCTCAAAGTCCTCTCCACCGCCGACGTGGCGAAACGCATGGGCGTCGCGTCAGCCAGCGTCCGAAGATTCGCGATCGACGGGATGCTCAAAGGACGCAAGCTTGGTGCTCGAGCCTGGGTGTTTGACGAAGACGAAGTCGACAAGTTCATCCGCAGCTACGACGCCAACCTCGACCCAAGTCTCGGCGGCGGCCCGCGTGGACCGCGATCACGCAAGAAGTAGCGTGATTCCAGCGATTTGAAGAAAAAACGAAATCTGACCTTGACCGGTCTGTACGCTACCGTACAATCCCGCCGCCGACGACGAACAGCACACGCTATTCAACGTCGGCATTCTTCGGCTGCCGTCTGTACGACACCGCACAGACCCGCAGGCCCAAGATTTCAACTCCCCAAACACACGTTTCAGCCGAGCGCCACGCGAAAAAAAATCGTTTGACCAACCGGTGAACATAGGTACAGTTGGCCCACCCAAGAGAACCAGCGGCCGATCACGGTGATCGGCAGGACCAATAGGCGAGGGAACCGCCGATGACTGCACGACGCAAATCGCCGGCCGCCCTCAAGGAACGAGGAAGCCACGATGGACAACGCAAGAAGCTACCGCGAGCGGGAGCACGATCACGCCGACCCAACCGAGCCAACGATTCAGTTGCTCGCGTCGGCAATCCGGATGAGTTGGTCGCCCGACGAGGAGTACCGGCGGCGAGTGACCAGGTGCGACTACACCCCGCCGGATGCCGCCCAGGTCAACGTGCGGACGCTGTCCGTGCCGCTGCGAGCGACATAGCACCAGTAGCCCACCGACTGATGATCCGGGCACTCACCGCGAGGGGCTTCTGCACGCGGCGGTTGCCGCTGAACGAGACCATCGACCTAGACATCGACACGCGGCTGCAAATGGGCGACCTGGAGGCCGTCCACGACATGGTGGTCGAGGCCGTCGCGGAACTCGGCGACCTGGCCGACCGCGTCGCCGGCCTTCTCTGCGACGAGCCGGACGCGATGCGTCGGCTGGCCGAGGTGCGAATCCGGCAGGACCGCACCGGGAAATCGTGGTACGGCGAGGCAATCAGTGGATCGTTCAAGGATGCCGCAGCGACGGATCGCGGCGGAAAGGAGCCCCGCGGAGCGGGGCATTTTCAGGAGCAACCCCGGCGAGCCAGGGCTGGCGAACCGGCCAAGAAACGGAGTAAGCGGTGCTAGTTCTAAGTCGTCGCGTTGACGAAGCGATCCAGATCGGCCCGGACATCACGGTGCTCGTCACCGCGATCTACAAGGTCGACGGCTACCAGCCGGTGGTCAGGATCGGGATCGACGCACCGCGTCATGTGTCAATCCGAAGGAGTGAACTGGAGGTTTCAAATGCCGAGCGGAGTGGACCCGAAACGGGCGAGTGTGAAGGTAGTGGACGGCAAGGCCGCACTAGGGATTTGCCGAGCGCTAAAGCTGCTGCGAGCTGCACGACTGATGCTCACGAGTGTCGGTGCGGTCGAAGGGCAGAGTCGAAGTTTTGACGGCGACGTGCGGATGGTCCGCACGGCCGTGAGTGAGATGGAGAGATGGGCTCAAGAGGAAGGAATCCAAGTATGAAGATCACGAAGGGCATTCAGCGTGCGGCGGCGAAGTGTGTGATTCACGGGCCGGCTGGGGTTGGAAAAACGACGCTCGCGGCATCGTTTCCGAATCCGCTGATTCTCGACACCGAGAAGGGGAGTCGGCTTATCGACTGCCACCGAGTCGAGATTGGCGATTGGATGACGCTCAAGGGCACTCTTGTCTCACTGGCACGAGACCCGATGGGCTACCAGACCATCATCGTGGATTCTGGTGACTGGGCCGAGGAACTGCTTTGCCTCTACCTAGCCAGCAAGGACGAGAAGCAGCGTCACCCGGACGACCTTCCATATGGGCAGGGTGGCTCGCTGATCGCGAAGAACTTCTCCGCGATGCTCTCTGACTGCACGGCCCTCGTCGAGCGTGGCATCAACGTCGTGTTTGTTGCCCACAGCGTGGTCAAGAGAGTTTCGCCGCCAGACCTCGAGGAAGCCTACGACCGCTACGAACTCAAGATGCGGCCGAAGGTAGCCCCGAAGCTCCTGGAGTGGGCCGACGCGGTCCTATTCGCCAACTTCAAGACCCGCGTGGTCGAGGGCGACGACGGCAAACTCCGCGGGCGTGGCGGCAAGGAGCGGAGGCTGTTCTGCGAACGGTCCGCAGCGTGGGACGCGAAGAATCGCTACGGGCTGCCGGCGGAAGTCGCAATGTCCGTCGATTCGTTGTCGCCGCTATTCGCTGGCGTTGAGCCAGCACGGCCAGCCAAGCCAGGCTGGCTCGACCGCGTCCGGGCCGCCACCACCGTTGAGGAGCTGGGGCAAATCTCCGACGAGGCCGACAGTGCGGTAACGGCCGGCGACCTCACAGAGAGCCAGAGGAACAAACTGGACGGCGAGATCAACAAGCGGCACGAGCAAATCGACCCGCAGGAGGTGCCCGCATGAGCCACAGCGACGACGACCGTAGCGCAGAGGCAGCCCACACGGCCGCCATGCAAATCGTTGAGGACGCCGTCGTGGCGTTCAAGCGTGGAGCGATGAGTTTCAATCGGGCCAAGTCGCTGATCGACGACGCCCTGGTAGGTGACGCCGACCGCATCGTGCGGGTCGGAAACAAGACCCATAGTCCAGAGGTGCAGACGTGAAGTTTGACAGATTCAGTGAAGATGATTTTGCATCGTCCATCATCCCCGACGGCGAGCACGAAATGGCGATCACCAAGATGAAGACCGTTGTTTCCAAGAAGACTGGGAATGAGTTTCTCGTCCTCACCTTCCGCGATACCAACGACTCCTACAACGAGGTCGAGAAGTGGTTGAACCCCAACGAGAAGCGGGACCAGAAGGCAGCGATGAATCTCAACGAGTCGCTGGGGCGGCCGTGGGACGCTGACCTCGACGACGTTCTCGTGGGCCAGGTGCTCGTCGTCAAGACGCAGCGGGCCGTGAAGGACGGCGTGCCGGTGCTCGATCAGGACGGGAACCAGCGCGTCTACGTCAACGGATTCATGCCGGCGACATCGCCGGTCAGCGTGCCGGGTGCGAAGGCCTTGCCCAAACGAACGCCGACGCAGAAAGCCGACGCGGCCAGCAACGCACCCAACGACGACATCCCCTTTTGACCTCACGCAAGGAAACAACAATGGCACAAGTATTTCGCACCGTCGCGAACAACTTCCCGGTGACTGAGTATTTCCGGCAGACGGGCCAGACCGTGCTCGTCGGGGACGAAGTCTTCGTGAAGGCCGACTACGGCTTCGTACTTGAAGTGATGGCCGGCGAGTGGTTCTTCACCCGCGAGGAAGCCGACGAGGCCGCGGCAAAGAAGCTGGAAGAACGCCGCCGACGCATCGACCTACTGATCGAGGAACTTCGCCGGCCGCTCCCGGCCGTAGCGGCTGCCGATTCATCGGCCGCGGGGAGAGCGCAAGCGGTGGTCGCGACATAACTCCGCAGCCGGGGGCCGGGTGGCTTCTCC